AGACAAATGTTTCCTACTTTGAAAGTGTCCGTTCTGCATACCTTCTTTGTAATGTCTGACTATTCCACAAGTGAAGCACTGACACATTCCATATTCGTTAGCTTCCCTAAGTCTTATGTAAATACTAAACCACTTGTCAAGTTCCTTTTTTAATTTACTTATGGTTTTTACTGCCATAATACTTCTTGAATTAATTGCTGAGGTGGTGCTGTGTAAATGTACTTAGCAATAGTTGTTTTTCTACCAAATCTAGTCTTTTTAGTCAAAGGCATACTGTCTATGTCATACCCTTCTTTTCTGTGATTAAAAATAATAGCTGAAAGCCTAGTAGCTCCATACTCTTTAATAGCTTCATAGCTTGTAATACTTCCATAAGTTTTTAAGTGCCATAAAACTGCATCTGATTGGCTCTTTACTTCTCCTGATGTAATTTTAATTGTTTTCATAGTCTTCAAATTTAGTATAGAAAATTGCTTCTAAAATACAAAGTAGAATTATTATTCCCCATACTATTGTTAATATCTTCATCTTAAAATAGTTCTGTTTGTTTAATATCTTCTTTTCTAACTATACCTAGCATAGTTTCAAATATTGTTTTTCCTGTTTCATAGTCTACTAAGTTTCTTGCTATCTTGTCTTTTCTTTGTTCGCCTTTATATCCTGATAAATCTATTTCGTGAAATTTACAAAGATTTTTTATTTCATTTCCTCCGCTTGTTATTTTAGCTTGTTTTCTTTTACTTAATTGCATAGGCAAATTAAAGTTAGTCCAATACAGATGTCTTCCTCTTTTCTTTGCAGGAATTAATGGGCTATAATATGGTGACACATTTTCTACCACCCATTTTCCTTTAAAGTATTTTGTTAGCAAAAGTATTTGTTGATATAAAGACATATCAGGGTAAATTATAGGGTAAACATCATTATTAAAATAACAAGCTTTTTGATGTCTTATTTTACTATGACTTGGGCAGGGCGGTGAACTCCAAATAAAGTCATATTCTTTATAATGTTTTAATAAATATTTGTGAGCATCAGCTATAATTACTTTATCATTAGGAAATCTCTCTTGATACAATCTAGCTAACTCGGGGTCGAGCTCTATAGCTGTAACCTCTATATCTTCTTTTACTTCATTCCACTTGTATCGGTTACCACCAAGACAAGCATATAAATTTAATATCTTCATTTTAATTTTCTTATTAGCCACATTACAACGGCTGTTATTAATACCCAACCTATCATCTTAATAGTTTTACAGGTTCTTGATACCATAAAGTTTGTTCCTTTGGTTGCCCTAATTCGTGCACTTGATAGTAAGCGTTATCTACTAACTTCTTTTGAGCATACACCCACTTGTAAAAGGTTCTGATATTTAAAAATGGTTCGTCCTTTCCAAACCTTACACCCTGTCTAAAAGCGTCTTGAACTTGGTTAAAAGTCATATTGCCAAAACGCTTTTCTTGTATTAAGTCTGATGCAAATATCTTACTTAGACTTGCCATCGTTTGAGGGTCTGTTTTGTGTCCTATTTCAACTGCTGTCTTTGCAACTAAGTCTAAGACTTTTTCAGTTAGTTCTTTTAAGTTTTCTTGTTTTAATGGTTTCATAATAATTTTTTAGCTTCTTGCCAAGCATTAATTTGTGCGTCTAACTTACTCATTGTTTTCGGTTTCTTTGCTTCTCTTTTCTCCCACGTGATGATTGCTTGTTTCCAATTTTTCATTTTATTACTTCCAACCATCCAACCTTTTGACTCATAAAAAGCAATGAACGCTTCTGCATCTATATTATTATTCCTTTCTAAACAATAATTATTTACCTCATCAAAAGTAGGTTTTTTAAAGAACGCCTTTTTATTACTATCTGTAAGATTAGTATTAGTTATATTTATATTAGTATTATCTGTGAACTTTTCTTTACTAGGGGTGTTAATTAAAGTTATCACCCTAGTATCTATTTGTTTACTACCCTGTAAATAAATGTTTACCCTCTTAATATAATTATTTTCTTCCAAGTTCTTTAGCCACTTTTGTATTGATACTCTGCTAACTTCATACAGTCTGCAAAAGTATTCAGTTGAAGCTGTGCATTTGCCATTCATATTGCAAAGAGCAGTAATTTCTGCATAAAGTAATTTAGCGTTAGGTGTTAGCTTTTTGCTGTATCTTACTTCAGCAGGAATTATTGCATAGTAACTTGGCTTCTCTTTCATATAACTTCAATTTCGTGTTGATAATTTTGAAGTGCTAACTTACATAATTCTAATTGATTGTAAAAGTCTTTGTAAGAAACTTTAACATCTTTCCCAAATTTACCTGAAACAATACGAATAGTAGTTTGATGTTTTGAACTGTCGTGTATTCCGTTTTTCCTCAAGTGTTCCTGTAAATTATACAAGTCCACAAAAGTTAGCTTAGCGTCTTTTATTTCTGCATAAGCGTTATAAACTTTGTTGAATGTATTACGATATAAAGGAAATGATGAATAGTTAGCCGAGTGGCATCTTTCATAATGATTAACGCTTGTTCTGTTTCTATCCAATACCTTAGCAATTACTTCTCTGTGTGTTTCATCTTCTAGTCTTGCAACCATAGCAGCAACCATTCTAGGCACTTGGTATTCTGTCTTTCTAGTTTTTAAAGCTAGAGAGCCTTTTGGCAACCCTACTAATTTTGTAGTAAGGTCGCAAAGGTTTTTAAAGTTATCTTCTGTATTCATCTTAGAAAGGCATATCTTCTTCAGCTTCTCCATTCGTTATCTTGTCTGAAGATTTGTTGCTTTGGTTAGTAAAAAAGTAGCCATCTATATTGTGAAAATATCTACCGTTATATTCTCTTGAATAAACATTACAAAGAACTGACACCTCCATTCCTACTTCTAGCTTGTTCATTTGCTTTAATTTATCACCAAAGGCACTTACACAGACTTCATTGTTAAACTCTCCACCTGTATCAATTACGATTGATTGCTTTTGCCATTCTTTACCTGCTTTAGATACTCCTGTTTCTAACTCAAGTTTCTTTACTAGTTTTCCTGTTACTTCCATTTTTATTGTGCCTGTTTTTGCAGGTCTTTATTAATTATTGTTTAATTCGTGTATTTGTTATCATTTCAGAAAGTTTTTCTGATTGCTTATTTGTCATTTTGTAGTTATTCATCTTTTCATAGACTATATTACCTTTCCCTATATTGATTGCTTCTAACATTGAATTGTAAATATCTGTAGTCATTTTAAGTTTAGCTTTAGCAATTGGTTCATTTACTTTATTACTATCAGCGTCTTTAGTGTCATCTAATAAAAATAAATTCCCTAAAGCATACTTCTTAGCGTAAGAACTACTTGAACCAAAACTCTGAGCTATATCCATTCCTTTTCGTTCAGGATTAATACCTGCTTGAGCTTCTACTGATATATTAGTTTCTCCATCTGAAATTGATACTTTAGAGTTTAAAACTAAATACCCTGCAATCTCATTTGTAGTTTCTGTAATAGTTAAATAACAACCATACTTCTTTAGTAATGGCTTAACGGCTTCTAAGATGTCTTCAGCACTTCTGTACTTATACTTTCCAAAACTGTTAAATTGGTTCTTAGGAGCTTTTAATTCGCTTTGTATAGCTATTAAATAATCCTGCTTTTCTTCTGTTTTCATATATTCTACCTATATTTATTGGCTAGGATTTTTGCCTGTTAATAATTTCGTTAAAAATACTAAATTAAATTGATTATAGTTGGTAAGCTGTCGTTATTTTCATAGTGTTTTTTATAGATTGGTTTTAGTTCTACATCCCAACAGTCTTTCTGTTGCCAACCTTTAGTCTTGAGCATTTCACAAGCTTTCCTGTAGCATTGTAAAGTAGTTCCTATAACGACTACTGAACGGCTATTGTAAGCTAAGTCATTACCACCTGAGCTTGTTACCATAGCAGGAATGTATTGAGGTTTTAACAGCCAATGTTCAGCTATTACTTTAGTGTCATCTATTAGCTTACCTGTTATGAAAGAAATCTTTGGTTCGCTGTAATCTACATAAGTAGAATGTTCTAAGTATTCTGCGTCTAGTCTAGTCATATTAATAGTTTTGAATGTAAAGTAAAGTACCTAAGATTGAAGCTCCTATTATACATAAGTGAGCAACTAGGTCTAACATCTTATTTGTTCTTCTTGCTTTCGCTTTAGTTAGATTGTATTCGTCATATTGACAAACACCATCTTTGTAAAAGCTGTTTCTTTGCACAAATGTTGCATATTCTTGTGCGTTTAGGAAGTGAGTAGCTCCTGTGTTTTTGTTTACGATTTTGTAGTTCATTTCTTGATTATTTGTGGGGGTTTTTACACCCCCTGATTAATTATATAATTTCTGTAGTGTAAGGTAAGTGGTCAAATTCATCTACACATAAATCAGATGCTTTGCTTCTTGCTTTTGATTCTGATGTTGCTTCTACCTCATAAGTAGTGTAAGTAATTTTATTAGGTTCTTTACTTGGGTTTTCTATAACCTCTACTCCTACTTCGTACATTTTTAATTCTGACATTTTTTTTATTTTAAGTTAATTTTGTTTTATTGTCTTTTAATTATTGACGATACAAAAGTACAATAAAAAACTTACTAACCTAACTTTTAACATACTTTTTAACTAAAAATATTAAAAAAAGTTATCCCTTATCTAGTAAATGATACTAAAATAAATTTAAAAAAAGATTGAAATTAGTTGAAAAAAGCGTTAAAAACCTACAAATTCAGCAATAAAATAACTAAAATTATAAGCATATACATTAAAAATATATTGGTTGATTGGTTTTCCTTCATTACAAAGGCATTAAAAGATTGATTGGAGTTTGACCGTTATTGAGGACTACTGCACAACCAACAGCAGGTCTTTTACCATATTTAGCGTATGCCATAGCATAAGATTTGTGATTGATACCACAACCGACTTGCGTTCCATATACCCTGAACTTCTTACCTACATAATGTTCAGTATAACATTGGGTATGTAAATGCCCCTGTACTGTATTCATCATATCAGCACGACACTTAGTACGAGCAGTACCGCCTTCTCCATGTATATATTGTACTCCATCTGCTTCGTATCGTTCTACAAAGTTCCAATCAGGAGTTTCTAAGACTTCTTTAAAAGACTTAATCCATTTAGAAGGTATTGAGGAGGTTTGAGCTTTACGCATTATAATTCTATCATGGTTTCCTATTATAACAGTTGCCATAGGAAAAGCGTCTCGCCATCTTCCTATTTTCTTAATAGCCAATTCAAGCTCATCTAAACCACCCATTCCATCAGCTGAAGCTTCGTGATAGCTAGAGTAGTGATTGTCTATTACATCACCTATAAACACAACCTCTGTGCAATTGTAAGCATAGTATTGTTCTATACAGAAGTCTAGGTAGCCATCTAAACAAAAGGGTTCGTGCAAGTCACCGATAACTAGAACATTTCTAGTCTCGGCTTCTCGCATCTTTTCTAGTGCCACTATTTCGTGTGGCTTTAATCTGTATCTGTTACTTTTTAGCGACATCAGCTATTCCCTGACCTACAATTAAAGTAAGGATTGCATAGTATAAATCTTTTGCAGTTGTTTCATCAACTCCTAAGTAAGAAACTAAAGCAGGTACAACTACAGAACTTACAGCATACCAAAACTTCTTGCTCTTAATCATTTGACCGATAAGGTACTTCTCTAAAAACTTTTTCATAACTATTTATTTTTGATTATTAAATTAATATTTTCTCCGCCCAAATTTAGTATTTCTTTGATTAGTAAGTCCATAGCTAAGCTAGAGTTTTCAACAATGTCTTGTTGACGACCATTTCCTACTAGAATACAGCCGCTTGTATCTTTAGCAGTATTTCCTCTATGAAATAAAATCCAATCTCTGTTAGGCACATCCTGAACTAATAAGTGTAGATAGTCTCTTGTTGCACTTTCTCTTGGAAGTCTTAATCTTACTTTATATTGTCCTTCAGGAATACAACTTATGTTTCTTTCGTTATTTATATAAGGGTTTTCTAAGGTATCACAAAAACTTTCTCCATTGATAAACAATTTACCAATAGTGCTTTCTTTTGTAAAAGTATCTCTAATTAAAAGAAGATTAACGCCCCTGTCCTCTGTAGGCTTTTTTATAGCCGTTCTGTCCTTTACTTGCGTTTTTGGAGTGTATTCCCTTTCGTTTCTTTTTAACGCTTTTAAAAGCGCTTGTAACAACTTTACGAGCCATTTATTTAGATTTTTCAAATTGAATGAATTTATATATAGTAAAACTAATTGCTAGAGTTAATGAAATTAGCGTTAGTATTTCGTTACAGTCTGTTATGCTGAACGCTATTGCTGAGGTGTTAG